GTTTAACATTGCAGGTGCTGACAGTGGCATATCAGGCTTCACTCACACAGAAGGTTCTTCGGAACCTAGTAGCCCTAGCAACGGTGATACATGGTGGGATTCAGGTAACAATATATATAAAGTCTACATGAACAATGCATGGCAGGATTTTCTAGGTACTACTCCTGCTAGTGATGTTTGGGGTGGTACTAGAGGCTTTCAATTTGGAGGTACTACTAATTTAAATAATTCAACAAGAAACAATTCAATAAATTACTTTGATACAACCAGTGCTGGTAATGCAGTTGATTTTGGAGATCTTACACAGGCAGTAAAGAACTCATCTGCTGCTGGTAATGGTACTAGGCTCCTGCGTATGGGTGGCTATGTTTCAGGATCACCAGCTAGAACAGATACTATAGACTATATAACATGTGCTACTACAGGTAATGCTGTAGACTTTGGAAATTTAATTGAGGGTGTAGGTTTAGGAGCATCAGCATCAGACGGTACTTATGGTATTCAGGTAGGAGGCAGTAGAGATGGTGGCCCTAACAATCAAATAGAATATGTAACCATTGCTAATGCAGGTAATTCCACAGACTTTGGAGACTTACTTGGGGATAGGATTTTTCACTCCGCTACTAATGACAAAACTAGGGCAATGTCAATGGGAGGCAATTCTAAGTTAAACAATATAGACTACTTTACTATGGCGACCCCTGGCAATGCCTCAGACTTTGGCGACTTAGTTGCAGGAACGGACAACGCTTCAAATGGAACAGTGTCTAATGACACTAGGGGATTAATTATGGGAGGAACGGATGCCTCTAATTATAGACTAAACACTATTCAATATATAACAATACAAACAACAGGAAATGCTACAGACTTTGGAGACTTAACTATAGTGAAAGGTTACCTTTCAGCATGCTCTAACGAGTCAGGAGACAAAGGATTTTCAATAGGAGGTGATTCAGCCTCTAGTCAATCAAATGTTATAGATGTGGTCACTATATCAACAGCAGGTAATGCTACAGATTTTGGTGATGGCCTAGCTACCTACACGCAAGGAGCAGGTGGATCAGGTAACGCATCATGATTGACAAAACTTATTTATTTGCTATAATAAAAAACTAAAACATAAGGATAGCATATGACTAAATCAAACGTAGTAACTAAGCCTATAACATTCTCTTTGCCAGTAGAAGCATCTGAGAATATTAATCAGGTAGCTGCTGCAAGGGTAGCAGAGAAGTTACCAGAAATAGACAGAGCCACTAGAGCTTTTGATCGTAACAACTCACAGACAACTTTGTCTATGATGACACTTACTATGCTCAACGGGCATTCACCATACCGTATGTTACGACAGATTACTGCTGAAGTAGAGAAACGTAAGATGGCTTTGTCAGAAGCACAGGTATCACACGCTGAGAAACGTGTAGAAATATTAGACCTAGAAGGGCAGGATGATGTTGTAGCTGAGGCAAAACTAAAGGCAGCACGTCATGGTCTTGTCATGCTGGAGAACAAGATCAATGGTTCTATAAAAGATATTGCTACGCTGATAGACAGCTACGAGAATATAAAAGCTAAGAATGAAATTGATGAATGGGATGAAGAAGCGTTTGAAAGAGAAGAAAAACGTCACCATGTAAGACGTAGCTTTGAGCTTATGTATCGTAACCTCATGGATGGTGGCAGAGCATCAACCTCTACTATAGAATATATGCAGCAGTATGGGGTACATCCACAGGTAGCTATGACTGAGGTACAGGGTTACCTGAAGATTACGGCACAAAGAATTGCTAACCTTGAAGTATTGCACTCCAATGACCTAGAGGATTTTCTAGATAAGATGGCAGATAAATACTACCAGAACGCAGACAAGACAGCAGAGAGACTATTTGGTAAGGCAGACTTTGTTAACACAGAGTATATGTTAAGGTTAGAAAAAGCGGAGTAAGTAGATGTTTGGGTTTTATCCCCTCTCATTTAAACCTGTAGGAGACAGTGGAACTTCTGTACCAGCTTCGGTATCAGTCACGCTGCCTGGTGCTACTTCTTCTATAGGCACTCTAAGTACAAAGCTTACAGCAAATCCTGTTATTGATGCTTACTACGCAGATGCTACTGGCTATATTGGTACTCTAACAACAACAGGTGACGTTAGCGTAACATTAGGTAGTGTGTCTGCTAGTACAAATGCAGGAGCCTTTACTTTTGTATTTAGCAAAACTGTAGATGGAGTTTCCGCTAATGCAAGTTCAGGAGGACTAGTACTATCTGGCGATGCTAGTCGTATAATAGTTAGTGGTGCAGCAGGTGGTGCAACATCAAGTGTAGCTACCGTAGCTCTTACTGCTGAAGCAAACCACACACTAGCAGGTGCATCTGCAACTACTACTGTTAATGCACCAGATGCAAGAGCAATAACAAATGTACCTGTCACTGGTGTTGCTAGTACTAGTGCTAGTGGAACAGCAACAGCAAAAGGTAAAGCTACCTTTGAATTAAGTGCAATTAGTTCTACTTTAAACAATTCAACACTTGACTTTCAAGCAAAAGCTGGTATAACATTAAGTAATGTATTGTCCTCTACATCTGCAGGTAGTATTTCAGCAGATACAGAGTCAAAAGTTTTTCCTATAGGTGTAACTGCTCTATTTACAGCACAGCTTGCTGACCCAATAGGTGCATCGTTTGACTACGAGTCTGTTGCACTTGTATATACTAAAGCAAGAACAGTGTTCATACTTCCTTATGAGGGGTATCAACCTGATAACACCATAGTTATACCAGCACAAAACTTTAGAGTTTATATTGAACCCTATAGAGATTTACCAAGAACAATATTTATAACAAACTAAGGATTTCACAATGGCTTACAGATGGCCTGATAAAGACCCTGATGAAACAGCAGACTTCAGTGTAGACTGGTCTAGGTTTATTCCAGAAACCACTTTATCTGCAGCTAGTTGGTTTATTAAAAATGCCAGTGGCGTTAAAACTGCTGTTAATAATGCAGACGTGGTAGATGGTTTGCAGTTTGTTGCATCTACAGTAACAGGCAAAGTAGTAACTGTACGTTTTGCACAAGGCACTCTTAATAAAAGCTACACCACTGTTTGTAGAATAACAACAGGTGACGGGCTTTCCTATGAACGTTCTATTGTATTAAGAATAAAAGAGAAGTAATATGGCATATGATTTTATAGGCTTAACTAATGACGTTAACAATAGACTTAATGAAGTAGAGTTAACTTCTACTACCTTTCCTACAGCAACAGGGTATTTTTCTTTTGCTAAAGATGCTGTTAATGCTTCTATAAGACATATTAACCAAGAAGAATACCAGTGGCCTTGGAATCATGTAGAAGAAACTGAATTGCTTGCAGTGGGTACAGTTAGATACTCCTACCCTTTTGATGCTAAGACTGTAGATATGAATAGTTTCCGAATCAAAAGAGATGACTCTATAAATGTAGGAACTACAAAGCTAAAGAATATGTCCTATGAAGAGTACTTAGAAAAGTATGCTGATGCTGAGTACAATACTGAAACAAAGGGATGTCCTACGCATATTGTAAGAACTCCTAACAGAGAACTAATTTGTTATCCTGGCCCAGACAAAGCCTATCAAATGGTATATGAATATTACAGGACAGGCTATGACCTAGAGCTTGCTACAGACGTACCCACGCTACCAGAGCAGTATAGGTTCTGTATTATTGATGGTGCTATGTATTATGTTTACCAGTTTCGTGGTGATACACAGATGGCAGATATATCCAATCGTAAGTTTCAAGACGGAATAAAGTATCTAAGAAGCTTAAACATTAATCGTATGGATTACATAAGAGATACAAGGGTACACTTTTAATGCCTACACAATGGACTACTTTTCCTGTTGAGTTCAAAGGTGGTTTGATCTCTAACATGTCCCCCTTACAGCAGGGCATAAATGCTATAGGGTCTAGTACTGTATTACAAAATATGGAATCTGACAGGCAGGGTGGTTACACAAAAATAAAGGGTTATGAAAAGTTTAGCTCTACATTAATTCCTGGTACTGGAAAAATATTAGGATTACATGTTGTTTCTGGTGGACGTGCTGTAGTTGCACGTAAAGTAAACCAAGCTGCTATTGATGCTACGGCTGCTCTTTCTTCAGGAGACTTAAACAAGACAGCATACTATTTTGGTACAGGGACTAGTTGGACACACATGGCTACTGCTGCTCAGACAGGTGGTGGTAAAGCATACAAAGCATCTTTTAATTTTACAGGAGATGATAAAGTTGTATTTGTAGATGGACTTAACTACCCTGGTATTTATAGTACCTCTGGTAACACTATGTCTTTCTTATCATCATCTAGTCCCAACATAAGTACAGATGTCCAAGGCGCAGAGCTAGTTTCTATTTTTAAAAACCATGCATTCTACTCAAAAGGACAAACACTTACGTTTAGTGTACCTAGCACTGTAGATAATTTTAACACAGGCGCTGGTGCTGGTAGTATAAACGTTGGCAACACTGTGACTGGAATGGCTGTGTTCCGTGAGCAGCTAATAGTTTTTACAAAAGATAGTGTACAAAAGATAACAGGAAGCACTTCATCAGATTTTAAATTGTCTCCTATAACAACTAAGATAGGTTGCATTAGTGCTGACAGCATACAAGAGTTTGGTGGGGACATTATGTATCTTGCACCAGATGGTCTAAGACTACTAAGTGCTACAGATCGTATAGGTGACTTTGCACTAGACGTTGCTTCAGATAAAATATTTAAAGACTCGGATGACTTCTTAAGATCCTCTCCAATATTTTCTTCTGTTATACTAAGAGAAAAAGGACAGTACAGAATTTTTGCATATGTTGAGTCCTTAGACAAAGAGGTGGCTCAAGGATTAATAGCTACAAAGTTTGTTTCTCAAGGTTCTTCTGGTGTAGAATGGTCTACGACTAAAGGTATAAAAGCATTCATATCAGACAGTATTTACTCAGGTACAACAGAAGCTGTAATGTTTGCTAACAATGATGGTTACCTGTATGAAATGGAACAAACAAACGGGTTTGATGGTAGTGCTATAGAAACTATTATGGAAACGCCCTACATGCCCATAACAGACTCAGAGATACGTAAGACAGCATACAAGTTAACTTTATATACAGATCCTACAGGTCAAATGAGTTTAAAATTTAGATTGTTATTTAACCTAGACTCAGGAGATGATACTAGAATAATACAACCAGAAGAAATTACTATAGGATCTACCTCTGGCGGTGGCGGTATCTTTGTATATGGCGCACAAACTTCCCTATACGGAGGCTCAGGAAGCACAGCTTCTAAGTATGGTAGCAAAGTAAAAAGAATATATAATGAAAACTTGATAGGCTCCTTTCATACAGTTGCAATGAGAATAACAAGTAATGATACTAACCCACCCTTCACACTAGACACAGCAGTATTACAATACAGAGAAAACGATAGGCAATAATTATGGCAGGATATACAC